CAGAGATGTACCTGGACTTCTTCAAGGCAATCAATGACGGAAAACTAGATCAATCCGAAGTGAACGCTTTGATGGAAAAATGGAAACTGACCAGCAAGGAAGTCACAGATTACGCAAAGAAGATCGCAGACGGCGTAGTTCCATCCGACCTATGGCCAACACCGGGCAACCAGGCAGCGCAATCTTGGCGCAACGCACTCGAAGCTCTTAACGCCTACCTTGCAGCAGCCGGAGCCAAACTTGCACCAACACCACCAACAACACCAACACCAGGCGGTGGCGGTGGCGGTGGCGGTGGTGGGGGCGGCGGTGGGGGCGGATTCGTGGCAGCCGAAATGAAAGCGGTTGCTAAGAAATTAGAATCTTCAACAGGATCCGCAGCAAGCGCCTTCGGAACTTTGACAACACAAGAGAAGGCAGTGCTAGGCGGATACAAACCATTTGTAGGAGCAGAAACAAAAGTCAGCGCTCCAACAATTTCAGGAGCATCAAGCGTCGGATTAGGAACATCCGGAACCGGATCACAATTGCCACGTGGAGTGACAATTAATATGACCGTTCAGGGCAACATAACCACCGAGAAGGATCTGGTTACATCGATTCGCGACGGCTTGCTTCAAGGGCAAAATAGCGGCCAGACGATTCTTAAAGATGCGACGGCCCTCTAATGGCAGGCATTCCACAGCTCGGCGTCACGATCGACTTCACAAACGGCCCGGCATTTATTTCCACAGCCTTCACCCTGGATGATGCAATAAAAGGGCTTCTAGGAACAGGGCAACTTGCAGACGCCGATGATTCGATCGACGTTTCACCGATCGTATTGCGAACATCGATCCGTAGAGGACGAAACCGAATCTTGAGCAAATTCGAAGCAGGAACAGCCACCGTCGAGCTGCTCGATGAAACAGGCGACTTCAACCCGGCCAACCCATCGGGGCCTTATTACGGCAAACTCATCCCACTTCGAAAGATCCGAATCTACGCCGACTACGAAGGCATCCGTTATTATCTTTATTCAGGATTTATCACCAGCTATGACACCACCTTCGCGATCGGCGTAAACGAAGCATCGCGAGTGATTCTCAGCTGCGTCGACGGCTTCAGACTTCTCAACAACATCACGATCACCAGTGTGCCAGGAACAAGCGCAGGCCAGCTCAGCGGAGCACGCATTGAAAACCTGCTCGACCTTGTAGATTGGCCGGCATCGCAGCGAGACATCAACGCAGGCGATAGCACCCTGCAAGCAGACCCAGGAACATCCAGAAACTTACTCGATGCGATCCAAACTGTTGAAAATAGCGAATTTGGTGGATTCTTCGTAGACGCAGAAGGAAACGCAACCTTTTATTCAAGAACCACCGTCAGCCAGTATGCAGACTCGACACCCACCAATTTCAGCGATGATGGAACCGAGATCGGCTACCAGCAGATAGATCTAGCCTTTGACGACACCCTGATCGTAAATAACGTCTCCGTGACCCGGCTCAACGGAACCAGCCAAATCGTTTCAGATCAGACATCGATCGATAACTACTTCCTCCATTCAGGCAAGCGAGAAGGAATCCTGGTTGAGACAGATGCCGAATCACTTGACCAGGCAACGATGATCTTAGAATCCAGAAAAGACTCGCTGGTTCGCATTGATTCAATGACGCTCAACCTTGTAGAAGAGAACGAGCAAGCACGCAATATCGCAGGCCTAGAACTTGAAATCTTCGACCTTGTCAACATCACAAAGACGATGCCAGGATCCACATCTATCACCAGGGAATTGTTCGTACAAGGCCTGCAACACGACATAACAAAGACGACATTTACTACTAAAGTTCTCACAAGTGAACCGATCATTCAAGCATTTATTCTAGACAGCGCAACCCAGGGAGTCTTAGACACCGCCGGCGTTCTAAGCTACTAAACAAGGAGAAATCATGGCAGGAGCAGGATACAAACTATTCGCAACAGGAGATGTGCTGACAGCAGCTCAAGTCAACACATATCTGATGCAGCAGACGGTGATGGTATTTGCATCTTCGGCTGCACGAACATCAGCCTTATCGGGAGTGCTTGCAGAGGGAATGGTTTCTTATTTGCAGGACACAAACACCCTGGAAGTTTATGACGGAGCCGCGTGGGTAGGAGCAACCGGAGATATCACAGGACTCACAGCCGGCACAGGCATCAGCATTTCGAGCGCAACAGGGCCAGTGCCAACGGTGGCGATCGATACAGCCGTCACAGCTGATCTGACCACAGCGCAGACTTTGACAAACAAGACGCTAACAAGCCCGGTATTAACAACACCAAGCATCAGCAATATCAATGCAAAGGGCGACATCCTTGTCGGCACAGCTGATAACACGCTAGGAATTATCACAGCCGGCAACAACGGTGAAAGCCTCGTAGCAGATAGTTCCACTTCAACAGGCTTGCGCTATCAGGGTCACATTGAGGCTGGAAAAAACTTTATTATCAATGGTGGTTTTGACATCTGGCAGCGTGGGACAACATCAACTTCTGCAGCCGCATACGGAACAGCAGACCGTTGGTATCAACTAATTGAAAGCGGTTCAGGCACTTGGGCGCAAGAAACAACAGTAGTCCCGACAGGTTCCACCTATTCATTAAAGTTTACTGCATCCGCAACTTCTAGCATTTATCCAATACAAGCCATTGAATCACTTAACGCAACTCGCTTGGCTGGTCAAAGAGTTACATTTTCAGGACAAGTAGCAGCAAGCACTTCAACTGCAATGTCTATGGTTGTATCTCACAGTTCTTCAACCGATGTTGCACCTGGTGGCAGTTGGACAAACTTAACTGCCGTTAGTGGTGGTACTGCAACACCGACATCAACAACATTTGTTCCAATTAGCGGAGTTTATGACATACCATCAACGGCTAAATCAATTCGTGTAATTATTCGTACAACCTCAACTATTGCAAGTGGTGTTGTAGTTTATTGGGGCAATCTACAACTTGAATTAGGTTCGGTTGCTACCACTTTTAGCCGCGCTGGCGGAACAATCCAAGGAGAATTAGCCGCTTGCCAGCGTTACTACTGGAGAACACAAAACGCAGCAGCCTTCACATCTCACGGAAATGGATTTGGTGAAACAACTACAGTTGGGGCAATAAACATAGTTTATCCAATCACTATGAGAGTTGCGCCAACAAGTTTAGATTATGCTAATTTAGCCTTAATAGATTCAGGAGGTGCGTTAGCAGTTACTTCCGCAAGCCTTGTGCATATAAGTGCTTTAATTGCAAAAATTAACGCAACAGTAGCAAGCGGTGTAACAGTAAATCGTCCTTATTTTTTAATAAATAATAACAATACTGCTGGCTATGTCGGCTTTAGTGCGGAGTTGTAAAATGGATAATGTAACCTTTATTGACATCACAGACGCAATCTCAGGCGAAATTGTAAAACACGCAGTTATTGACCGAGGCAACGGGGAATATACCTCAATGCCTAAGTCAATCTATGACGAGCAACAGGCACAGGCGGAACACTTCACACCGAATCTCACCAGCGAATAGGCGTGTCGCGATCGCAGAAGCGTCGGCTTGATCTAATCTAAAGGCATGGAACTCATACCGATAGAACAGATAGAAGAGCAGCTGCATAACCGATACAAGACCAGCGGATTCTCCGAAATGCTTTGGAAGCAAGATCGACAGATTATGCACCGACTCAAAGCACACCCGGCCCTGGCCACATACGCCGACTGCGAGCGCGTCATTTTGCAGGCAACGAAGCAATCGACCCGAGCTCATTATGTTTCGCGATTGCGATCCATTTACAAGGCCCTGAACAAGATGAACCTGGTCAACGGCAATAACCCGGCAGCCGAACTGCCACAAGTAAAGCCAGGCAGGGGCGTACCGAAGCCAGTAACAAAGGCCGAATACGAAAAACTCCTGGCAGAAACCAAGCCCTTATACAGAGATTGGTTCATTCTTGGCGGAATGGCAGGCCTGCGAGCGATGGAAGTGGCCAACATAAGGGGCAGCGACCTAATCGAAAGCGAAGAAGGCGCGATGCTTCGAGTTTTGGGCAAGGGCAACACCGACCTGATCATTCCCATTGCACCCAAAGTAGCCGAGATGATCCGATCGCACCAAACCCTTGATCGCCTATGGCAAGTAACACCAAACAAACTCTCATCAAGAGCAGCCAAAGAGATGCGACGCATTCTCGGGCCAAACGCGAAACACTTTCACTCACTCCGCCATTATTTTGCTACCACAATGCTAGAAAAATCAGGCGGAGATTTAATCGCTGTGAAAGAATTGATGCGACATACCAGCGTTGCAACAACACAGATATACACGCAACTCGCACATGGAAGAACAAGATCGCTAGTAAATATGCTTGAATAGGAGCAACAATGGGAATCAGCACCCGGCAAGTCACCGTAACCACATCGCCAACGGCACTCGTTGACGCAACCGCCGAAGCAGAGATGGTCTATCTTCACAGCTCAAGCGGCCAATGCTTTATTGGAAACAGCGATGTAACCTCAAGCACCGGATACAAGATGGATAACGGCGACAAACTCAGCATTGAAAATAAAGCAAACGGAATCTGGGCGATTACGGCTTCAGGAACCGTCACGATGCAAGTGATGGCGATCGGAAAATGACAGCGCAGGATTACGCAGCTCTGACCGTTTCGATCCTTACGATCGCCGGCGCATTTGCAGCGATCACCCGATGGCTCGTAAAGCACTATTTGGCAGAATTGAAGCCCAATGGCGGCAGCTCGGTAAGCGATAGAATTTCGAGAGTAGAAAGCAGAGTCGACGAGATATACAGCCTGCTTCTAGAAAATAACAAATCTAAGAGGGGGAAAATGTGAATCAAAGAGACAAGATGATCCAGATCGCGCAAGCAGAGATCGGATACATCGAAGGGCCAGCCGATAACCAGACGAAATACCAGAAGGCAAACCAAGCATGGTGCGGCGCCTTCGTTAACTGGGTGGCAAAACAGGCCGCCGTACGAATTCCAAACTGCGTCTACACCCCGGCAGGGGCAGTCGCCTTTATGGATAAGAACAAATGGCAAGACGCAGCTACGGCAACGCCAGAGCCGGGCGATATCGTCTTCTTTGATTTCCCAGGCGACGCGCTCGACCGGATCAGTCATGTCGGGATCGTGATCAAGGATAACGGCGACGGAACCGTGACCACGATCGAAGGCAACACCAGCCCCGATAAGAAGGGCGATCAACGCAATGGCGGCGAAGTTTGCCGTAAGATCAGGGCGTACCAGAAGAAGAACCGAGGCAAACTCAAGCCATCAATGGCCGTCACCATTGTCGGTTTTGGAAAGCCAACCTTTAAGGAGACAGAATGAACAAGCCAGCACTTGAAGCAATTATCAAAACATACCTCCGAGCAGCAGCAGCAGCAGCCGCAGCTCTTTATTTAGCAGATCCAAACCAGCCAGCGAAGAATTACTTGGTAGCCGGCCTAGCAGCGATCGCAGGGCCAGTTCTTAAGGCGCTCGATGGCAAGGCAACCGAGTTCGGACGCGGAGCGAAGTAATTGATGAATCGGGGGGATATTCTTAAAGAAGCAGCACGCCTGACATCAAGCGATCGCCAGAATCAGTACGGCGACCCACATACAAACCACCAAAGAATTGCAGAGCTCTGGACGACATATCTGGAAACACAGATTAAGCCAGAGCAGGTAGCAATTTGCATGGCGTTGGTCAAAATTGCACGCTTGATGCAAACACAGAGCGATGATTCATTTATAGATCTAGCCGCATACGCAGCGATAGCCGGCGAGATTGCGAGCAACCGATGAACAAGATGATCATCCTGGTGCCAACTCGCGGCCGCCCAATGAACGCAACAGCCCTGCTTGCAGCTCACGAAGAGCTTTCAGCAGCAAGCGACCTGCTCTTCATCATTGATGCAAACGACCCGGAGCACGATCAGTACCACTTCGAAGTAGGCGCAGAGCGCTGCATGACGATCGAGAACCAAACCCGAGGAATGGCTTACCCCATCAATAAGGCAGCCAACGCGATCGCAAAGCAAAACAAGTATGACTTCTTCGCCTTCTTAGGCGATGACCACCGCCCACGCACAGCCGAGTGGGATTTACAGCTGATGGCGGCGATGCAACGGCAGCCGTCAATGGCCTACGGCAACGACCTTCTGCAAGGCAAGCGATTGCCAACCATGATCGTGATGACCAGCGACATCGTAAAGGCGCTCGGTGGGATGGTTCCGCCGAATATGAAGCATTTATATCTAGATAACTTCTGGAAAAAACTAGGAGAAGATTTAGGAGCGCTGACATATTTAGACGACGTGATCGTTGAACATATGCACCCGGTTGCAGGCAAAGCCGAATGGGATGAGGGATACAAGGAAGTCAACGCGCAAGAGGTTTATTCATTCGATGCGCTTGCCTACCAGAACTACATTCAAAGCGAAGCCTACGAAGCGCTCAAGAAAAAACTTCGCCGATGAAGCAAGTGATTGCTTATTCACTCTACGGATCCGATGCCAGATATATGATCGGCGCAATCAAGAACGCACTTCTAGCGCAGAAACACTTCGCCGGATACGAGATCCGCTTCTACATAGGCGCCAGCGTTCCAGATTGGACGCGAAGCACCCTGGCACTTATTCCAAACGTGCAGATCGTCGAATGCGATGGCCCCGAAGATCACACAGCCAAACTCTGGAGATTCAAGGCACTGACAGATGACCAGGCAGATGTGGTTCTAAGCCGCGACGCAGACGCCAGGCTCACCAGAAGAGAACGCCTTGCCCATGAGGACTTTCTAGCCAGCAGGCTCGACTTTCACATTATGAAAGACCACCCGATCGGCCACAATTACAAGATCAGCGCCGGAATGTTTGCAGCTCGTAAGGGCGCGATTCCAGAGATCGCACAGCTCATAGAAGAGCAGGCTTGCAAGGATTACTACACACAAGACCAGGACTGGCTTGCAGAGCAGATATGGCCCCGGATCAAGGACAACTGCCTGATTCACGACGAAACCTACGACACGCAAGCCGAAGGCATTT